GGCAAAATCTGATAATTAAAAAAAGTATGCGCTGGTATCGGAAAAGAGTAATAAAGGTAATTGGTTGACGAATTTTATATTTAACCTTATGTTTTATATATACAAATACAAGAATAATTAAAGGTAATTTAGTGGTAATCAAAGAGTAATTAATTACCTTAAAAAAAGGTAATCAACACTTACCTTTTATATTATTGATTTAAAATAACTTATTAAGTAAATCAATATTCTGATTACTTGATATTACCTCATAAAGGTAATCAATAAATAATATTAAAAATCAGATACTTAATATTATATTTCCATATATATTTTCTCTTGTTTACCTTTTTTTGGAATTTTTATTAATTTGTTTTGCCACTGATTTTTAAGACCATTAGAAATACAAATTTTAATCTGTAGAATTTTGAAGGGGGGATGTAGAAATTTGTAGAAGGAATATTTTTACTTTTTACTGTCTTATATGCTGTATATGCTATAGCTTTGACTACAAAACCGCTGGTCTGATTTTTTGTAGAGTATTCGACATATTTACTGCCCAGGTGTGGTGGGGGGACAACCGCCCGCCGAGAACTGGATTTAGTATTTTTTAAGAATTGTGGAATCAAAAAAGCCCTCACACATGGAGGGCTTTTACTTTCGCGAAATGCTGAGGTCAGCTTTGCTTAATTCATTGTGGTTTTTCTTGTTTGAATTGAAGCTGACTAAACTCTTTGAAACGGATGATCTGGTCACCTGCCCACTCATTCACTGTGTTTGCAAATAAATTCTGAAGTGGAACAATCTCGGAATACCAATATGCTTCACGCGCTTCACTTATAGATCCGAATCCACCAGCATTGGATGGAATGATGCCGAGTAATTGTGGTGGGGTACGTTGGGATGCAAGTACATCATCACGTGTAACGTTTTTAATATTCAAGAATTCATCTTTAGCAGCCAATTCACTGATAGGAATAAGCTGCAACCCATCCTTTTTTCCACCAGGTGCATGAAGGAATAAATTCCGAAAGTTACCTGGACCACGTGAATCTTTCATGGCCTGTTTCAGACCCTCCACATCATCATCATCAATACCTGAGTCAGTCATATACAAGATGAAGCCAGCATGAGATCCATTGTTATAATATTTGCGACGGAATAAAGTCGCCGATTCATTCAACCAAACTGACTGAAGCGCAGCGATATATTCAGGAGTACCATAGATTTCTTGGTCGACATCAATGCCTTTGATGTGGCAAACGGTACCAGGTTTAAAAATATGTTCTTCAAACCCATTCAGCAATTGTAAAAATTCATTAGATCTTTTCATGCGTCTGGTGTATTTGGCCATGAGTCCGTCATAGTGATGTGGTTCATTCAAACGATTATCGATCTGTTGCAGGTAACCATTACCAAAAACTAAATAATCAAATGCAATGCGTTCAAACTCTGAAGACTTGATCAATTTATTTGGGATAAATGATGATACCAGTTGATTCTTTTTATAAAACACTGCAGTCGACAAATAAGGCATCGCTTTAAATGATTTCGCCAAAGCATTCATACTGATATGTGGCTCGTAATAATTACCACATAACCATGTTTCATAAAATTGTGATAAGTCACGGCCATTCATCACCGGTTCAGCGTCACCGAATGTAAATGCCTGCACTTTGCTGTCGGACATTAGTAAATCTCCATAGAGGATTTTTTAGATTTTGTTTGGTCATCAAGGGTTAAAGGCTCATTAGCAAACGCATGGAAAATGGCAAAAGCCAAATCAGCATGACCAATGTTTTCTGCACGTGAGGCTTCAAATGTCATTTGTCTTTGTGAAGCTGTCAGTGTTTTGCGAATCGCCATAATAGACATGGCCACGTCAGTGGATCCGGCATCAAATTCAAAACGTTCTTTGTTAATCACATCCATGGCTTTCATAACCAATTGTGTTTTTACATCGACGCTATAATTGAAGGTCGTTAAATTAGGGAAGAAATCAAGAACCAATTGAGCCACACCAGTACCCATACCTGACTTGTCTAAGCCGATATATTTGACGTTATATTTGGTCGTTAATTTTTTGATGTATTGTGCTTGGCTGGCAAAGTCCATGCCTTTGAATTGATGATGTTCAAGCAATCTGAATTTAGGATAATCAGGTTCAGGTGGTGCAATGACCACAAGCCCTGCACTGTCACCACTTTCTGCTGGATCGTATCCAATCCAAACTGGCTTATTTCCGAATGGACGTAAAGCCAAAGGCTTAAAATCTTTGGACCATACTTCCCATGAATCGACCATGCACGGCTGAATGACGGACAGTGGAAAAACACTGTGACCATCATCGACAAATTCACACATATATAAATTTGCGAATTCTTCAGGACTGTTTTCGGCAATTAATTCTTCAATATCAAATAAGTCACAGCCTTGGCGTTCAGCATCTTGAATATTGACAATATGTCGCCACATTTTGTCGCCACATAATGCACCGTCTCTTAAATTTGCATGACTGGTGTCGATCTCAACTCGATTTTCTTTGGTGCGACCTTTATTAAATGCGTCCCCTGTCCAGAATGCGTGTGCTTCATGAGTTTTACTGGAAGGTGTACTGAAATAAGTCTTTTTATATTGTTTTTGGGCAGCCATTGCCGATGCAACTTTTTTCAAAGTAGCAAAGCCATGCACCCAGAAAAATTCGTCAAAATACAAATCGCCATGATATGACTGAGCTGTTTTTGCATTGGTACCCAAGAAAATCAGCTGAACTGTATTACCACATGGCAATGTGATAGAAATCGGATCACCTTGCAGATCAATCTCAATAGATTGCATGACAAAGTTTTTGATGTATGTTTTAAAACCATGTGCCTGGGCTTTAGAGGCAGATAGAAAAATTTGATTTCGACCAGTAGTAACAGCTTTAATCAATGCTTCACGTGCAAAATAGAATGTCGCACCAATCTGACGTGATTTTAGTACAGCACGGTTACGTTGTTCACGTGCTCGGTACCATACTTTTTGATATTCAAATAAACCGTCGTCAAAGTCTTCACATAGTTTTTCTATTTGTTCTTCTGTCAGTTGATTTTTAGCAGTTGGCTTTCGTGGACCTGAAGTTCTGTTTTTAAGTTTTGGATTAAGATCGGTTTCATTCCCACCGTTGGAATACTTGTCAATACGTGCCATACGCTCCAGCTGGCGCATGAGCAAATCAATTTCCTTGAAATCACCTGGTGTTTTTTTCTCAAGAATGATCAGCTTTACAAGTTGAGCCTCTAAGGCTTGTGCAACACGCCCTGCTGGTGCATCTTTTTCCCATTCGTCACGAGCTTTCCATGCATGCACATTTTTATCGTTTTCTTTTAAGAATTCTGCAATCGAGCTGATTCGCCACCCCATCCAATACAAAAATTTGGCAGTGAGACGGTTATCAAAGGTCAAGTTTGTCGGGGTATTAAGTGCTTTATCCATTGGCTCATTAAGCCAATACATAAGCATTTATTCATTTCGGTGAAATTGTGAAAACTGTTTTCACAAGTGGGTTTTATTGATTCTTTTTCCTGTAATTCCGATTCTGCTAACTACTTTAAATAGATTTTATCTATAGACAATAGACACAGGATTCAGAAATGAAGAAATCCAAATTTTTCCGTGTTGCCGTAGCTGGATCCACGACTGATGGTCGCGTGATTGAGGCAACATGGATTCAACAGATGGCCAAAAACTACAGTCAAGATATTTACATAGCATTAGGTAATTTAGAACATTTTCGTTCAATTAATCCTGATAGTACTTTTGGCACATATGCAAAAGTAATTGCATTAAAGGCTGAAGAAGTTGAAATCAACGGTGCTAAAAAATGGGCATTGTTTGCACAAGTTGATGCATATGATGAATTGATTGAACTGCATAAGCGTGGTCAAAAGTTATTTACTTCAATTGAAGTAAACCCAAATTTTGCTGACACTGGAGAAGCATATCTTGTAGGACTTGCTTTTACTGATACGCCTGCCTCATTAGGTACTCAGATCATGGAGTTCGCATCAAAAAATCCAGAAGCAAACCCATTTGTTGGTAAAAAACAGGATAAAAATAATTTATTTACTGCTGCTGAAGAAGCTGATCTCCAATTTGAAGATGGCCAAGATGCACCAGCAAAAGGTCTGTTTTCTAAAGTTTTGGATTGGTTAAAGCCACAACAAGAACAACAAGAAAATCAAAATAAAGACCAATTCAAAGAAGTTGCAGACTCACTTGAAGCGATTGCTAAAACATTTGGTGAAAATCAAACCAAGTTGAAAAAGGTCGATACAAGTTATTCAGAACTGCATAACAAGCATTCTAAATTGGAAAAAGAATTCAATGACCTTAAAGCCAAGCTTGAAGGTGAAGAAAATCCAAGCACACCTTCTGCACCTGAAAACACTGGCAACTTCTCTGAACAAATCGAGTGCTAAGAGTTTCAATACTGTCAGCAGTCTATAAATATTGCTTATAAGCGAGAAAAAAATGCGTAACGATACACGTAAAAAATTTAATCATAGTTTGGCAAAGGTTGCTGAACTAAACGGTGTTGAGTCTGCACAGGTGCAATTCACTGTAGCACCAGCACCGGCACAAAAAATGGAAGAAAAAATTCAGGCTTCAAGCGAATTTCTTCAAAAGATTAATGTCGTTCCTGTTGAAGCACAAACAGGTGAAGCGATTGGTTTATCTGTCAATTCAACGATTGCAGGTCGCACCGACACATCTGGCAATGGCGAACGAAATCCAACTGATCCGACTGGTTTTGGTGTGGACAAATACGAATGTAAACAGACCAATTTTGATGTCGCGATTACATATGCAAAACTTGATGCTTGGGCACCGTTTGCAGACTTCCATCAACGTTGGACAAATGCCGTTGCAAAAGCAATTGGTTTAGACCGTATCATGATCGGTTTCAATGGTACCTCTGCTGCTGAAACCACTGATCGGGTTGCCAATCCAAAACTGCAGGATGTGAACATTGGCTGGTTGCAAAAAATCCGTACCAATGCACCTGATCGTGTGATGTCAGCAGTCACCGTTGGTGCAGCTGGCACATATAAAAACTTAGATGCTTTGGTAGTGGATGCAGTCAATGAACTCATTGATGAAGTACATCAAGATGATACGGATCTTGTAGTGATCTGTGGACGTTCACTCTTGGCAGACAAAAACTTCCCAATGGTGAATGATGCGTCTGACAATACCAATGTATTGGCTGGTCAAGTATTGTTAAGCCAAAAACAAATTGGTGGTTTACCTGCAGCACGTGTACCACACTTCCCTGACAATGCACTTTTGATCACGTCTTTTGACAACCTGTCAATCTACTATCAAAAAGATGCAAAGCGTCGTTACATTCAGGAAAAACCAAGCAAAAACCGCATTGAAGATTATCAATCTTCAAATGAAGCGTATGTGATCGAAGCATACGAAAAAGTTGCATTGGTTGAAGGCATCACAATTCAATAAGAGGTGATTTATGTTGAGTCCAGCTCGACGACATCGCCTACAGGCTTTGGCAGCGAAAGAAGCTGCCAAGGCTGATGAATTTGGTGGTGTACGTCCAGACGCAAGCGTCTATCAATTACAACTGACCGAACTCAAAAATGATATTCATGTCTTGCGTTCAATTCAGTCACAAGAAAAACGTGCTGAAGCAAAAAAAGAATTAATTCCAAAGCATATGCCATATGTGTTGGGCGTCGTTCAATCGGGTGCAAAAGTTGAACAAGATGAAGTGATTACGACAATCATGTTGTGGTGCTTTGACTGTTGCTTGTTTGAACAAGGTTTAAGTATTGCCGAATATGCTTTAGAACAGAACCTAAAAATGCCTGATTCTTTTAGCCGTTCTACTGCAACTATTGTTGCTGAAGAAATTGGTAATGCAGCGCGTATTGCTTATAAGCAAGGCGAAATATTCAAAATAAATATTTTAGAAAAGGCTCATAAGATCACTACCTCATTTGATATGCCTGATGAAGTACGTGCCAAGTTATTAGTGGCATTAGGTCGATCATACTTACAAAGTGACTTATACCATTTAGCTGTTCTTTTCCTTAAATCTGCAATTGCTAAGCATGAAAAATGTGGCGGTAAGCAAGATTTACAAAAAGCTGAAAAGCTATTGAAAGAACAATCAAAAAATTCACCTGAACCGATGCTGAATGCTGATGGTTCACAGGTCGTCGATGATCAAGGCAACTTGATGTTTCATCCGACGTAACGAGTGCCAAGCACCCACCGAGGGGCAGATCTGACCAAATACAAACATTCTTATGTTCTGTTTTTGGCTCAGATCTCCACCCCTCACCAAACCGAGAATAAAAATGTCTGGATTAATTGCTAACGGTACATTTTCAAATCAGGACGTTGTAATCAATAGTGATCCGTTCTTTCCATCGGTATCAAGCAACCATGTCCGTGAAGTTTTGCGTTTAGATTCAAGTGTTACTAATCAACGTCTTATTTCAGCTATAGAAGCAGCTGTAATTCATGTTAATGAACAACTGGAAAGTTTACTCAGCAAAGCCCCTACGTTAGTAGAAATTACAACTAAACAGGTCAATGGAAAGCCTATTGCTGCTGTTTTGTATTTCCGTGCAGTTGCTGCAGCTGCTGGTGCAGAACTTTGCGAACGTTACCGGTCTTATGACACTACAAACAACGGTAGCCAAAAAGCTGAAGAACTGACACCGACGATTGATGACTATAAACGTGATTTGCGTTTTGCCATCCGCGATATAAAAAAAGTACGTCGACTAAATGTGGAGTTGGTTTAGATGAAAGAGATCTATGCAATCCAATACGACACTGTTGACGCAATTTGTTGGCGCGAATATGGCCGTAGCACTGGTGTAGTTGAACGAGTATTGGAAGCAAATCCACATCTTTCAGAATTTGGTCCATTCATTCCAATGGGTACCAAAATCCAATTACCAGACATTCCTACTCCACAAAATAAAGTTCAAAGCGTTCAGCTTTGGGATTGAGAAGATTTATGCCAGAACCAACAACCTCTACAGCAACCATTGCTACTCTAAGTGCAGTGTCATTGCTTCCATTTATAAATGGTAATGCGTTGCTAGGTGCAGTACTTGGGGCAGCATTTATTGCAACTTTTGAAAAAGATTTAAATGCTTACCAACGTATTCGCAATATGTTATTGGCCACTGGTATTGGTTATATCAGTGCACCACTCATTACAGAACATACATTATTAAAAGCTGATGCAGTTGCAGCCCTTATCACTTCAACACTTTGTTTATTCATATTAATCAAGGTAGTTGATTGGGTTAAAACTGCAAAGCTATCAGATATTTTGAACATCTTTCGAGGTGGCAAGTCATGATCGAATTGTTATTTCAAACCGTTGCTGTTTTAGCTTATCTCATTTGCGGTTTTCGTATTGCAACCTTTAGTCATGGTGGAAATTTCCACCGTGGCTATTCCTTCTTTGCAGCAACTTTAATTGCAGCATTTTTAGGCCAATCGGTGCATATCTTATTTTTTAAGGATCCAGTTACGCTTTGGGATGCAATCTTTGCAATCCTTCTTGCAGTACTCATCTGGCGAACAAAAGGTAATGTGGCCAAACTCATTTGGAGTACGACATGATTTTAAAATTTGGTTCAAAAGGTGATGC